CAAGCTGACCCTGGCTGAAGCTATTAAAGTATTGCAAATGAAATCCTAAGAGAGGCGGGGCAACCCGCTTCTCTTTGTTGCAAGGGAGGAAACGATTTGAGTACTATAAAGGTAAAAATCACCAAAAGTATATCCGGCGTAAGGTATGACTTCACGCAAGGGCAGGAGGCGGAAATAGATGAGGCGATTGCCCGGGAATTAATTGAAGCCGGTGTTGCTGAAGCGATTGAAGGATCATTGAAAGACGAGACATCGAAAGACGAGACAAAAGCCACATCTGCCAAAAAGAAAAAATAAGGAGGCGATTTCATGTTGCCTCTCGATGAACTAAAAGAATATTTACGCATAGATGGCGATGACGAAAACGCCTTATTGGAAAGGCTTGCCCACGTCGCCGAAAATTACCTTACTAACGCCGGGATAAAGCCAAATTACTGCAGCGATTTATACAAGCTGGCGATAACAATGCTTGTGTCGCACTGGTACGAAAACCGCATAATCGAGCATAGCGGCAGATATACCGCCAAGATAAGCTTCGGCTTTGACACTATTATAACGCAGCTTCGTTATTGCCAGGCCCAGGAAGAGGAGCAAGGGGAGCAGAAAAGCGCAGGCCAGGAAAGCGGTGATGCTAAATGAGTCCCATAAATCCGGGCAAGCTGCGTCACCGTATCAGCATCCTCTATAAAGACACCGGCGCGCGCGATGCGGACGGCTATCCCGTTGAAGAATGGCGGGAGTTGTTTAAAACCTGGGCAAGCTTCGAGGCTATTTCCGGCAGGGAATATTTCGCAGCCGCGGCAGTACAGGCAGAACAGCAAGTACGCTTTAATATGCGCTACGAAAAAGAAATAACCACAGATAAACGGATTTTATTTGATGGCAAGGAATATGACATCAAGGCTGTAATCGACAAGGATGGCCGGAAAGAATCCCTGCAGGTTATGGCAGAAATCCATAACAATAGCTAAAAGGAGGAATGAACCACATGGTTGAAGGCTTATATCCTTATGACCCTAAGTATGGTCAAATAATTCAAAGCGATGTGCCCGGCGTTAATCCGGATAGGGCGTTTCTTTCTCATTTAGTCTACGAGAATCCCGCCGCTGCCGATGATGACGGAATCGCGGTAATCAATTTAGGGGGTGAAGCAAAAACCGTAACGACTGGCATTGAGAATCCCGATGTACCGCGCTGCCTTAGCGTTGTCGGCAGTGTTGCCGGAATTTCTGGCGAAGTTGTAATCACTGGGAAAAACTATGCCGGTGAAACGATAACTGAAACCTTTACCGTAAACGGGACTACCGCCGATGCAGGCGCAAAGGCTTTTGCCAGTATTGATTCCATCGCGGTGCCGCAGCAAGTTAATACTCCCGCACAACAAACGGAGACGATTACCATTTCGTCAGGTTGTTCCCAAGATGGCGACCTTACCGTAACCATAACCGCTGCTGCCCTGGGCGATGATTCCCCGGCCTCTGTAACGGTTCCGGTAACCACTGCGTTAAACGATGTTACTAAAGTAGCCGAGGCGATTGTGGCTGCGCTCAACGCCGATGATACTGTGAGTGCCGCCTTTACCGCCAGCAATGAAGCAGGCGTTATTACTTTAACGGCCAATGAACCCGCCGACAATGACACAAGTTTAGCAATCGCCATAAATGCAGGCTCAACGGGCGTTACTGCAGGCGCATCCACCAACGGCACGGCAGGCGCTCCCTACGACCAAATCAAGGTCGGCTTTATCGATGTATTAGGGATGCCGTATTGCCTGGCACATAATACGGTACTGGCGGCCTATCTCAACAATGTGCTGGAATCAACCGCGCCCACAGTCACTACATCCGCGACCGCCGTAGAGAGCAACACGATTGATCTAAACAGCGCCTTAAACGGCAAACAGGTTGACGTTTACTTGATTGTGTAAGGCACGGTAGGAGCAGCGGGGAAAGTGGCTACGGCAAAACCGACAAGTGTAGAGGTGACACTCGAAGGCGCGGATGAGTTGATAGCGGGATTATATAAACTTGGCGAACGGATTGCCAAAGCGGCAGAGAGTAGAGCACTAAAAGAGGGCGGCGAAATCTTGCGGCAGGAGATGTACGGCCGAGCTCCCGTTGAGACCGGCAAATTAAGAGAAAGTATCACCGTAAGCCGGGTTAAGTCAAAGGACGATGGCGTACGCTATGTTGAGGTTGGTCCAAGCAAAGAAACCGCCTGGCGGGCCAAATTCATCGAATATGGTACGGTAAAAATGCGGGCCAAGCCGTTTATGGCGCCTGCGGTCGAGGCCAAGCAGAAAGAGGTATATGCCAAAATCGCGGAAGTATTGCGGAATGAGTTGAGAAAAAGAAGCTAAGGAATCAAGCAGCGCGCAACGAAAGGTGTGATGTGGCGTGATTAGCCTAAAAGGAACGATAATCGATGCCCTAAATAACGATGCGGCCATAAAAACCTTGCTAAAAGGCCAGCATGTTTATCCCCTTGGCACCGCTCCGGCCACGCAATACCCGCGCATTGTGGTATGGGAAGTAGTCAATATTGATGCCGATAGCGCCGATGACACCGTATATTCCAGCCGCATGATTTACCAGGTTGACGTATTCGCCAAGAGCAATCCAGAACCGATCGCCCGTGAAGTTGATAGAGTGATGAAGCAAATCGGCTTCTCCAGAAATGGAGGAGCCGATGATTATGATGAGGATGCCAAGGTGTTTTTTAAAGCCTTGCGCTATGCGATTTTGGTGGAAGAAGTGACGGGGAATCCGCCACAGGAATCACAAGAATCACAGGAACCTTAAGAAGGATAAGGAGGAATGATGATATGCCGTTAGTTGGACTTAGCAGCTTGTATTATGCAAAATTAACCCAAGATACCAGTGCTGGCGTTACATATGATACGCCAGTGCCGATTGCCGGTGCTATTACGGCAAGAGTGAGCCCCAATGTTACGACTGACGTATTATATGCCGATGACGGTCCGGCGGAAACGATATCCGCTATGGGCGAAATTGAAGTGGAGTTTCAAGTAAAAGACCTGCCGCTTAGTGTTCACGCGGTCTTGCTGGGTCATACGATGGGGCAGGATGGTATAATGTACCAGAAAAACAGCGATACGCCGCCTTATGTAGCGATTGGTTTTAAGAGCCTTAAATCCAACGGGAAATATCGCTACGTTTGGTTGCTTAAGGGAAGGTTCCAGCCCGTAGAGGAAAATTACCAGACCAAGGAGGACAAGACCACCTTCCAGACCCCGACCATAAAAGGCGCGTTCGTAATGCGCGAAAAGGACGGTTATTGGAAAATAACGGGGGATGAAGATGAAACCGGATGGACCACTGCCACGGGGACGGACTGGTTTAGTGCGGTGCCAACTATTCCGGCGGAGGCTGGTAGTTAAAATATAAAAAATTTGGTCGGTTTACATCAAGAAGCGGAAAGAGAGGGATGCAGCGCCCTCTCTTTTTTAGTAATTCATTCTTTTTTAGCCAAAGCAAATCTTTTTCATCTTTGTTTTTTGCTAATCAAAAAAATTCGCCACCTACAAGGAGCGTGATATACCATGTTTTCACATGCAGAAGCAGACAGTTACTTCAATACCAAGTTACGCGGCAGTGCCACCCCGCACATCCTGCTACACACCGGCAACCCCGGTGCAGACGGTACGCAAAACGTGGCGCAAAAGCCAGGCGGCGGGGCAATCTCCCGCAAGGCGGTCACATTCGGGGCGCCGGAGAATCACCCCACGGAAAGCAGGCGACGGGTGGTATCTAGCGGAGCAGTAAGTTACAGCGGCAGCGAGATAGCAGTTGGCACTAATGTAACGCATTTTTCCATCTGGACAGCATCCACAGGCGGCACGGTGCAGCACATTGCGGCGCTGGATACAGCCAAAACGACCGGCTCAGACGGCGCGACGATTGCGGCTGGGGATATAACTGTGGAGCTGGTTGTGTTTGCTAAGCCGACGTAGGGAGCTGATGTAAATGAGATTGCACATTAAAAACAACTGCTCCACCACCCTAACCGCAAACATGACGGCAGGGGCAAACGTAAAAGTAAAGAGTGGGACAAAGTAGTAAATGCAACCGGTTATGGGAGAGGTTGATAATAATGGCGCAAATCAATTCAGCGCAAGATTATGATCTGATAGTGACCCTGAAATTTGCCGAAC